CTTACGGTTACTAACTCCTAAGAAATGATTCACTCGTTTCTGTGCCAAATCGATGTAGAATTGACGATCTAAATAATCTGGAACTGTTTTACCTTCCATAGATTCGTTATCAATGAAGCATTTTTCAGAAGTGTTAGGGAATTTAGCAGGATTTTCTCCTTTTTTCTGTTTAAATAACCCTCCATCCTCTTCTCTTAATGAAGCGAATACTCGGAAAGTTTTATCTTGCAGTAAATACCCTTCGTCTACTAACATTACTTTCTTATTCATTTTACCTGTAACTTCATTTAATACTTTGACTGCTTCAAACTTACAATTCTTCTTTGCATAGTCATAAGCGTTAGTCATCTTAACTACTCGTTGGAAGTCATGTAATTTATTACATTCATTGATTGTTTCTTCAACTGGTTTATTTTTTAAGAAATAATTAGTTACTGCAAAATTAACAATTGGTAAATCGTAGTCAATTTCAGATAATTGTTTTACATAAGCACCTTTAGCTTTCCATCTAGGTTTACCTTCTTCAGTATATAATTCACCTTCTGGTACTACGATGTAATTGTTTACATCCTTCTGTACTACTCTCACATAATCTTCTAACTCTAAGATAAGTCTAGTACGTTGCTCCCATTCTTTTTGTGCTTCAATAATCTTAGCTAAATTATCATCAGATTCGCATACAAAGAATACACCATCTGTATTTAAATTGAACAATGTACAGTAAGGTTCGATGCGTTCAATGAAATCAGTTAATAGAATTTGCCCTGCTACACATACCGAACGCATCATACGTTTGTCGTATAGATTGTTGTATTGATCTCCGAACGTACCATAAACTGTGTTGATCGCCAGTTTTAAAGCTTCTTGTAAAGGGTTTTTAGCTTTCTTTAATACAATACGTTCGTCACGAATATATCTAAATTTAGCATCAGATTCACAAGCTCTACTCATTAATCCATATTCTAATATTAGTGCAGGGTAAAGTGACGCAACATCGAGCGAATAAATTCTACCTTCATACATGTAGTTTTTAATCGCACCGTGAAGTCCGCCTAGTGCATAAACTGTAGGTACACCTGCTATATCGAATTCAATCTCAATTTTAGGTTTTCCTTTTTCAAACTTTGTCGGAACAAATGTCCCATTCTTTATTGAATCAAAGAACTCTTTTACTTGTGGATATTTTTCTAATCGATATGTATCAGGATAAATGAAATCATATTCATCATTTTTATATTCTTGTTTCTCAGCTTCTAATATAAGAGCTGTTAATTGTGCAGATGTCTTAGAAATATGTTCTATTGGTACATTGAACATATCTAATAACCCTACATGAGCGTTAAAAGCTGATATACGTTTATGATAAACTTTGATTGTTTCCATTACATCATGAGTACAGTATTCTTCTACTTCATCTTCTTCATCTTGAGTTAAAGGTCTATCTATATCAAAAGGTACATCTGATTCTTTAATTCGACTACCCATAAAGGCTTCTAATTGTTTCAAACCATGAAATCCAGTTGCAACATCAAAAATATTCATAGGTATAGACTTGTGATTTCTAACAACATAGCTACCCTTTTTATCTTCTTCGATAATTTGTTTAGTTATATATCCTGCATCCTGTCCTAATAGTAAACCTTTCATAATCCATTGGTCGTAACCTCTTATATTATAACCAATGAATACATCATCTTTATATACACTATAAAACCATCGTAACTTATCGTAATCGTTTTTTATTGTAAACTTCTTCATAGAACTTAATTCTATAAATACAACCATCCAATAAGGTTGACCTGTTTCTGGATGAATACTATTAGAGAATACTTCGAAGTCCATAAATATTAATTTCTTACCTTCTAGTAATTTACTCAATTAATTACTCCTCCCTTAGCCTCCCACTTTCAAAATTCAAATTCATCTTTTTCCTCAAATTTTCGATTCACTTTAAATGTCTTATTGTCAGGTGTCCATAAACTGTAGTAATTACATAAGTCTTGTGAATAAAATGGTGCATTAGGATTTGTAATAGAATAATCACACCAATGACACAACGGAGTTGCTTTAGGAGCGTATAAACCTGACTTTTCTACTTCAAATATTGAATCTAGAATTTTGTTTAACTTCTTCAACCCTCGTTTATAATAACCTTTTGTACAAGCTAACTGTTTCTCACCTAGTAAAATCATATCGTACATAAATTCTATGGGGGTTTTACCGAAAATGTTTTCACAAGCTAAAGCGTAAATAAACATTTGTAAAGGAGTAGTTAGATCTTTATCTTCATATACCTTATTTGATGATTTATAATCGACTACACGTAACTCTCCTTTATCGTTAATGTCAATTCGATCAATGAATCCATTAAGGATTACTTTACCTTCATATTCAAAGTTAAAGTTTATTTCGACCGCCAACGGTTTCCAGTCACCAATAGAATCTTGTTCAAGATAGTGTAAGAAGGTTTCTAATTTATCTTCATAACTTAAATTACTTTTTGTATTTACTTCAATAAATGTATCTTCTCCGAATTTTTCTTTGATAGCATTTACACCTATGATAAAGTTTCCTTTATCCTTATCTGTATCTTCTGCAATTCCTTTTAAATACACTTCTTTTAAATAAGCGTAATCATTGGGTATACCTTCAATTATGTTTCTATATTTTATTTCCAATACTTTATGTAATAAGTTTCCTAAATCCAAGTGAATCGCATCGGACTGTACATAGTTACCGTCTACGTATTTGTACTTGTATTTCATTGGACATTGTACGAATGTAGCCAACTTACTGTAACTGAATTTTGGTAAATTACTCAAGTTACCTCTCCTATCTATATTTTGTATATGTTATTTTTATATAAGCTGTCCCATACTTCCTTACCTTTATCTGTAGGAGAATCCTTATGTTCTAAATTGTTTTCAATATCAATAATTCCGTATTTCATTCTACCTGTTAGTTTTGATGCCTCTTTTTTCACATACTCAGCATCTTTGTCTTTGTCAAAAGCAAATATGTATTTTATATCTAAACCTAATTCTTTCAACAACTTTATTTGTGGGGGAGAAAGAGAATCTCCTTCAATCGATACTGCATTAGGATAATTCCATTGCTTTAGGAACATCGTTGTTTTTCCACCTTCTACTACGATCACTTCTTTTAATCGTTGTATATGAGGTAAAGCCCTATGTAAATTAAATAGCTCTAGTGATTTATTACAAGGTATCAGATAAAGGTACTTGTACTTATCTTCTATTTCTTTGTTTTTTCCACAATACCTACCCTTAATACCAATTAGTTCTCCGTTCTTGTTATGTACTGGAAATGTAATACGTTCTGTATTTACATCAATACCTATTTGAAAATACTTTTGTGTAGTTATACTTAACCCTTCTTTAAACCATTTGTAATACGGAATTATTTCGTACTCATTTATGTATTTATCTGACAACACTACATTCAAAGTGTTACTCTTATTAATTTTTGTTGAAGCTTTTTTAAGCCATTCATTATAATTTTTAACAGGTTCTTGTGTATCAGAAGTAACTCTATAGAATTCATCTATAAATTCTGGATAATTTAATTTATTACAAATCCAAAATTTACTTTTTGAAAGAGTATCCTTCATTTCTTGTTCGGTTTCAGAACCAAAAATAATGTAACTTACTAAGTCGAATATACTTCCTGTTATACCTTTTGATCTTATATTTACTGACAATGACTCAGTATTCTTAATCTGAACACTTCTGCTATTATCTCCGTCAGGAAGTCCTGCTACATATAATATACCGTATTGTTCAGTCATTATATCCCAACAATCTAAGTACTCTAACAATTCTTCTATACGGTCTTCGTTATATATCTTAGATTCTATTTGCCGTAATTCAGACATCCCTCCACCTACTTATATCTTTATTAATTTCCGTAACGAGGAACTTTTACTAAAGCTACTTCTTTGAATGAGTTGATTTCATAATTGACTTCAAAAAGTATTTGCTCTTCCTCACTACCGAATCTGTTCTTTGCAAGAAATAATACAAGATACAGTTTCTGAGGATCTAATTTGTAGTCTTTTGGATACCATTCTCCAGTGAATTCATCTTTTTTGTAATTATAAGGTTTAAGCGCATACTTACCTTCATACTCATCAGCGAACATTAACCTTCCCATCATAACAACAGCCGCAACTTCATTAATCTCCATACTTTTACCTGTACTATCTAAGTCGAGGAATCTTGTTTCTTTACCTAGCTTCAACTGTACAGTTGCTAAAGTTCCTACATTGTAATTATCTTCTTTAATTAAATCATGTAGTTCTTGTGCTGAATTAGAGAAAGCTTCCCATCGTGCCATATCGCTTTGTGATCTATCTGGCTTAAAAGTATCTATTATTAATTTAGAGTAACCTTTAGGTCGATACAGTTCTACTCGATTATGTATATCTTGCATACGGAATTTTTTAAGCTCCAATGTTTTAATTAAACCTTGACCGTTTTCTCTAGCCCAACTAGATGCATCTTCTAACTTCTTAAATGTTTCGGGAGTAAAATTTCCTTCATACATTTTTTCACGATTAATAGGTTTCTTTAGTATCTTAGTTGAGATTGTCGAGAGTAATAACTGTCTCCATTTCTTAACGCTTTCTTCATTAATAGCTAAAATAGCTTTTTCCTTATTTTCAAATAAGCTAAGAATGAACTTCTCCATCGCAATAGAACTCTTACCAACACCAGACGATAGTATTAAGTAATAGAGCGAACCGTTTTTCCAACCCTTAATTTTTCTATTCAAACGTGGTGCATCATGTAAAGGAATTCCCATCGATTCTCCTAGATTAAGTTCTTCAATAGTTTCCTTTAAGTTATCTACTAAGTCGTGCTCAATTACATCTCCTGAATTAACTTGTGCAAAAGCTTCTTTAGCTTTAACTTGTATGTATAATTGCGCTTGTTTTAATGTTACCTTACACAGTTTATTTATTAGGTCTTTATCATTGACGTTGATCAATGCCTCATCTTGTAACTTCCTAAAACTTTCATATTTCTGTATCTCACTAAAATGATACTCATCATTTTGTGAATCAGTCTTACATGCATCCATAAGTTCTGAGATAGTATCATAACCACCAAAGAGATTATACGAATCAATGTAACTCTTCTTACCTACTTCTTTTGGCTGAGAAACAATATATGTATAAACTGTCTTATCATCAAAATCTCGAATTCCGTTATTATACATCTCAAATCCTAAAGTAAAATAAAAGTACCATACGTTTTCAGTGAATGTTTCTTTTGT